ATCTGCTCTTTAACCGGTAATTGATTCCAAAGTCCAAACTGATTAATGGCAGCAATAAGATCATCCTTACCCTTAGCTTGGACAATTGCTTGCTTAGCTTGGATCGACAAATTGTTCCACTGACCAGCATCGTTTAAAGCTTCCATGATTGGTTTAGACGCCTTATTGGTTACTAAGGCTTCTTGGTCATCAAATTCCAAATTGTTCCACTGTCCAGCGTCAAAGATTGCTTGGGCAACCTCAGCTTTGCTGTTAGACCGCACAATTGCTTGTTTGGTCTCCAGACTCAAACCGTCCCATTGGCCTTTAGCCATTAAGGCTTCCATTGCGGTTTCACCGGCGTTGGTTTGGATTAAGGCCTTTTGCTGATCCCAGGTCAAATTATTCCACTGACCATTATCCAACATAGCCGCGGCTACTTCACCTTTGGTGTTGGAGTTCACAATTGCGGCTTGCTGCTGCCAGCTTAATTTATCCCACTGGCCGTTTGACTGGAGCACATCAACCATCGTCTCACCAGCGTTGGTTTTAATCAGCGCTTCGGCTTCTTCCCAGGTTAAGTCGTCCCATTTGCCATTTTGTAAAACGGCGTTAGCGACCATTTCTTTGGCATTGGTCGTCAATTTTGCATGCTTTAAGGCATACTCAATCTTGTTCCATCCGCCTTCTGTAGCGACCGCTTTAGTAACTTCTTCCTGTGCATTTGTTTTAACGCGCCCAGTCTTGGGGTCAAGGACGATTTTGTTCCAATCCGCCGCTGCTTTACTGGCAGCCTTACTCATATTGCCAGTTTCCTTGGCCAAAATACCGCTAGAATCCTTAGCTGATTTGCTCTGCTTTTTGATCTTGGCGGCGACCTTATCATAAGACGACCCGACGGCTTGTAAGTCCTGGTCAATTTGTGCTGCACTTTTCCCGTTGGCTTTGCCAAGTTTATAGACTGACTCAGCCATGGTCTCGTTCTTTTTCTTGTGATCATCGGCTAGCTTGTTTAACGCTTTATGATAAGAGTCGGCTGAAATTTCACCAGATTTATACATATCGGTAACAGTTTTTTTCTGCTTGCCATACAACATGTATTCTTTTTCAAACGAGTTTTGCAATGCCGAGATTGCGCTGGAACGCTGCTGCTTCGTCATGTTGTTAAGGTCGCCGTTTAAAGCCGCAATGACGGTCTTCTTTTGCTTAGACGAAATGCCTAAAAGTGAAACTTCTTGACGATTAAGCTCACGCTGGGAGTTTGCAATATAGGTGTTCTCATCATCAGTTAAGTCACGATGCTTTTGTCCGGCTTCTCTAAGAATGTTATTGACATTGTCCGTAGTCTGTTTAGCTTGAGTGACTGTATCAGTGTTTTGCTTTTTCTGTGCTTCGGCTGATTTTTTGACAATTGCAGCCACGGATTCGGGTAATGACTTAAGGTGCTCATCGATTTTTTTGTTTGATGCTTCAGCGTCTTGATTGATTTGGTCGTACATATCGCTAAATGCACCAGAAACTTTTTTAGCGGAGCCCTCAGAGTTACTGCTCCAAGTTTCTAGCGCGGCCGAAGCATTACCACTAAACTCGTTCATTTTTCCGAGCGACTTATCCGCAGCGGCGCCAACATCAGTACCCCAACGAGACGTGCGATCAGCTGCGGCAACTGCTTGTTTGCCCCAGCCTTCCCAGATGACGGCACCAGCAACAACAGCGGCACTAACACCTAATACAGTTGCGCCTAGTGGCGTTAGGGCTGAGCCTAATACTCCAGCTCCTGTGCCACCGGTCGTCAAAGCTTTGCCAAAAATCGTAAAGCCTTTAGCACCGCTAGTTGCCTTTGTACCAACACCTTCGGCAGCATTACCAAACAGCGATAACTGGTCCTTAGTGGTATTGCTGGCAGCACCTAAAACTCCTAAATCACTAGCCGCTGTTCTAGCAGCCTTTAATCCTGCTAGTTTAGCCGCTAGCCTAACAATCCCAGTTAGTACTTTGCCAGAGCCAGTGGTCAAACGACCAAACACGGACAGCAGTGGTCCTGCAGCGGCCGCGCCCACGCCAAGTTTGACAATAAAGTCTTGCATCTTAGGACTGAGATTGCCAAAAGCGTCTGCCAGCTTGCCAACAGTGTCCATACCCTTAACAATATATGGCATTAGCTTTTCGCCAAGTGTGATCGCGGTGACTTCAAATTGTTGCTGCAGTCGTTTCAAGCGTTCTGCTGGGGTCTTCATCATTTCCTCGGCGACACGCTTTGTCGCACCACCAGCGGCGTTAGTTTTATCCGTCAAGTTCTGTAACTTATCCGCACCAGCGCTGATTAATGCATTCATTGACGTTTGATTTTCCTTGCCAAACGCGGTGGCGATTGCCTTATTTCGATCGGCTTTGTCCCAGCCTTTTGTGCCCTCAGTAATATCACGGATCAATTGCGGTAGATCTTTAGAGTCACGTTTTAACTCAGATGAGCTAATACCCATTTCATCAAATGCGCCCTTAGCGGCTCTGGTTGGTTTGACCAATGAGGTTAAAATCGACCGTAAACCAGTACCAGCTTTTTGACCCTCAATACCGCGATCAGATAAGACACCGATAGCAGCGGCTGTTTGTTGCACGGACAAGCCCGCCGAAGCAGCAACTGGTCCGACATAACTAAAGGCCTCTGACAAATCACCAAAGCCAGAAGCTGTTGCGTTCGCAGCGTAAGTCAGTGAGTCAGTGACCATTTGCGTGTTCTTCATGGTTCCGGCTGTTGAGTTAGTTTTCAGGCCGAATTGTTCGACGATTGACGCCGTGGCGTTCATGACGGTTCCCATGTCTTCCCCAGATGCTTTGGTTGCATCAAGGATTGATGGCATAGACCCTAATACTTGATTTGTGGTAAAGCCACGTTTGACCAGTTCTGACATGCCATTATTGATCTCAGTCGTTGACACACCGTATTGCACAGCCCATTTTTTCGAACTTTCTGCCATCTGATCTAACTGGGCGCGGTACTTAGCAGTAACAGCACCACCGTTAGTTAACAACGGTCCCATCGCATCGATCTGGCTGTTAAAGCTAATTGCGGCCTTACCGGCTGCAGCAAAACCTAAGGCAATTGGTGCGGTAACACGCTTAGTCATGGTATCGCCAATGCTAGTCACAGAGCGGCCAACTTTAATCGCGCCATTACCCATAGTATTCATGGCTCCAGTAACTCCGGTGGTTTGCACCTTGGCCTCAGCCGCAGCACGGGCGTTCGCAATGTATTGCTTATTTAAAGCAGCTAGTTTGGCCGAGGCGTTATTAAACTGAGATGCTAACTTAGCCGTTTGCGCCGACGGCTTACCGTCAACTAGTGAGTTTTTGTAAGCCTTACCTAGCTCGTTGACTTCGCCGCGTTGAGCCATAATGGTTTTGGCTAATCCAGATGATTTAGCTGATAATACATCAAACTTACTGCCCGTTTGACCGATTACTGCCATGCTGGCTTTCATTTCGGCCATAGATGATCTGACAGCCTTACGTGCGCCTTGTAGCCCTTTTCCGAGCCCGGCGTCGTCCAAGCCAAGCTCTATGACCATTCGGCCTAATGGTTCATCTGCCATTTATTTTTCCTCCTTTCTTTAAAATTTAAATGGATCTAATAAAATCGCCTAAATCCATTGGCTTTTGTTGCGATTTTTGTGGCATCGGACTACCAGACTGCTCAGTCTCGTTGTCGCTGTCGATATCCATGCTGATCACTTTGATTAAAGTGTCCCAGTCAGTATCCAGCGCGTCATTGATCGAGTAGCCCGGCATCCGTTTAACAATTGTGCTAATTAATCGGTAGATACTGTCTCTAGCGTCTCCAGGACTGACGGATCTACCGGATTCCAGTTTGGGCTATCAGCACCCGTCACTGCATTGATAATCACTTGCAGTTCGTCATCCATAGTCAGCGCGTTCATGCCGTCCCAAATCATATCTTCGGTGACGCCTTTATTAGCAAATAGGTTAGCAACTAGGCGCACTTCTTCTTCATAAAATTGTTTCATGTTGTAGGTCGCCTTACGAGCGGCGGTGTCGAAATCTAAGAACTCAAGTCGTTTACGTGCCGTAATGGTCGTTTGCACATAAGTTTTGGTTTTACCATTTTTGTCCTTAAGCTTTAACTCAATTCGTTTAGTCAAAATAAATCCTCCTTATACTTTGAAAATTTTATTTTATAACACTTTTGTTAGTTCAATTTGATAATCCAGCATTACTAGCAAGACATTCTCAACAATGGATAGGGGTCATTACCATCACTTTATGCCAACTGTCTCCACTCTTAATATTCTTTTCTTAATAAAATAGAAATTTTATGCAACTGTTAACGTAGATTCTTTTGCTTTTTCGATTCGTTCTTTAGCAACACCAAAATATTTCTCCTCTAACTCCATACCGATAAAGTTACGATCAGTATTAACACAGGCTACTCCAGTGCTTCCCGATCCCATGCAATTGTCAAGGACGGTTTCATTTTCATTGGTGTAAGTTTTGATTAGATATTCTAGTAAAGCAACCGGTTTTTGGGTTGGATGTGAACCATGGAAATCGTCAAATTCTGAAGTGGTAAATTTTTGAATGCTTCGAGGGTATCTCTTCCCGTCTGATTTTCTTGTTTTTAATGGGTTTGGGACACGATTATAGGATCCGGTTTGTGATCCCTGCTGTCCTTTCTTGAATTCTCGAACATATGGCTTACCTTCTGTAAATTGCGGATTATACGTTGGCATTTTCTTGTAGAACACACTCACAACTTCATGCGCACTTAACGGACGTTTTTTAGCTAACAAGAAACCAGAGGCTTTGGACTTTTCCCATATCCAATCATATTTAAACATTTTTAAATTGCTAACTCGTAAAGAGCTAGCAAACGGCTCTTGACCAAACAACAAGATGGCTCCATTATCCTTAATAACTCTACTGTATTGTTGCCACAGTTTATCGAAAGATATAACATTGTCCCATGAATTTTTGGTGGTGCCATAAGGTAAGTCACATAGAATCATGTCAATTGATCCATCTGGAATATCCTTCATTAACTCAAGACAATCACCTTTTAATAATTTTTCAGTCATCTAATCCTCCTTATATCAAAAAAGCGAGGCGGAGCTATCCCCATCCTCGCAGTGGTTAGATTATCCAGCTGGTGCTGGTGCTGGTGCTGGTGTGAACGTCTTATCATCAGGGTTTAAAACTTGGTCTGATAACTCCTTAATGACTGTTGCATCTGTACCAACATATTTTGCAACAACTTGTCCATTTTGATCACCTGTATGGTCTGTAGACATCGCCGAATACGTAAACGAATCTGCTTCGGGTTCAAACGATTTGCTTACGTCTAACGTATTTACAGAAACTTTTTCACGTGAGAACGTGCCGGAAAAAAAGCCTAAAAGTGCAGTTTCTCCCTGCAAATTTTCGGATTCTAGCAGTGCTGCACAATATGGTGCCTCGGTATTTTCACCGATATAAGCAATTTTATCCGGTTTAAAATAGCCCATAATTGTGTCCAAGGCATCTTCCGCCATGTCTAAAATCCCAAAATCTACTGAAACATCGCCGGTCCCTTTGCGCGAAATGTAATAAGCGATATTTGAGGCGGAAACTTTTGTTGGGTCTTTCGACAACCCGGAAATTTCTGCACTAACAGTACCGCCTTTATCCTTCTTACCTTCGATTACAATTGGTTCTGACAATAAATCGCCATTGCTAGCAAATGGCTGAATTGTCAACCGCTTAAAGCCTACTAGAGTCATATCTATTTCCCCTTTTCTAAATTTTAATAGCTTGTGTCATAAAGCCGAGTATTTCCACGGTAGCGTCTTGCATCCACAAAGCGGCTGGTTTCTGGGAAATACTCGTCTATTCCATCATTTAACTGGCCGAAGCCAAGCTTTAACATTTCTTTTTTTATTTCATGCTGCGCCTGCTTACAGGCTTTGCGATCTAACGCCTCAACATTGATTTGGAACGTAAATTGCAGTGACAGCTCTTGATCACTGCCAGAAGTAATCGGCACCGGCGGCTCCAGCGGCGTGATCACAATAAATAAATTGTCGTGATCAGCTGTAGCTGGATTGTCGTAATATTTAATCCTGTGTCTGCCATCGTTGCCCAGTGATAAGCTAGCGATTGTCTGATTACTTAGCAACTGTGAGTAGATCGTAGTTAACATATCTTTTAGTGGCTCACTCATAGCAACCGCTCCAATTCATAGCGTTCAAGCTGCTTAACCGCGTCCTTAGAGCTATCAAAAGCCCCCTGGATTTGGCCCATACCACGAGGACTATAGCTGCGGCCCCAGCGGGTGTAGCCAAATTCGTTTAGGTGGACTAGCCGCCAGCGTTGACCTGAGCCACTGCCAGACCAACCAATGCTGATTGATTTAACACCGCCCCGTGTACGAGCACTACCGGTAGTAATTTCGATGACGGTTTTGCCAGTATCACGATAGCTGGCTACCGCTTGTTTGAGTCTTACTGCCATTAAACGGCCAGCAATTCGCAAAGCGTTGTTTTCGATTCGTGAAACCCGACCCTTTGAAAACTTGGCTTCCAGTTTTGCAATAACTTCGTCCACACCAGTAATCTTTACTGTGCCACTCATTCATCCACCCCCAATACGATTTTGACAAAGCGATTGTCTTCAAAATCAGGCGCCACCTGTTTGATTTTCCAGGTAATTGGGCGACCATTTTTGTAATAGCGGCGATCATCAATCACAGCCATATGCTCAGTGCTTGGATCATACTCGCCAGCAGTGTCACGGATTTTAATCGTGACGCCAA